GTCGCGAGCGCGAATTCTCTCTAGCTCCGAGGGGCCTGTCGCTTCCTTACTAGACTAAACAGAAATGGCTTACTCGTGGCTAGATAGTCAAACCGTGAGCGGCGCGCAGCTTAACAAGCGCGAACTCTCGGAATATCTCGCTTTATCTGAGCGGACCCTTACGGAATGGATGAACGAAGGAATGCCGGTATGCGAGCTCGGGGGGCCCGGCCACGAAAACCGCTATGACCTGGGCGCCGTCGCGCGTTGGGCCTGTCTGCGCGAGGTCCAGAAGCGGAACATTGTTAGTCCGTTCGACCGGCTCAATTTGGTGCGGGCGCAGCGAGAAGAATTAAGCCTAGCCCGAGAGAAGGGCGAGATCGTTTCCGTCGAGGAAATGCGGCCGGCGGTCCGGCGTTGGGTAAATGAAATCCTTGGGGTCCTGTTATCAATTCCAGATCGCTACGCACAGCAGCTCGAACAGGTCGAAGGGATACCCGCCAAAGTACAGGTGTTAAACGACCTGATCGCCGAGCTCCGCGATGTGATGGGAAATTATGAGCCTTGCCGACAAACTGATCCAGCAGGAAACCCGCCGACTACGCAATCCGCCGAAAATCACGCCCGCTAAATGGGCCGAAGAATACCGGCGCCTGGGCACAATAGAATCGCCTTTTGTCGGCCGGTTTTCGTTTCGCATATCGCCCTATTTCCGTTGGTTCCTCGAGCGGTGGTCGCAGCCGGACGTAAAAAAGGGCGTCTGTCGCAAGAGTGCTCAGGTCGGATGGACGCAGTCCGTGATTTGTAATTATCTCGGCTATAACGTGCATATTGAAAAAGCGACGTGCATTGCCATGTTTCCGAAAGACGGCGCGGCGCGAAATTTTGACCGGGAAAAATTCGGCCCGATGATTGAAAACACGCCCGAGCTCGGGCCCCTGATACCGCAAAAAAGCCGCGTTAAGGACGTGACGGCCCTTTTCAAAACCTTTCCCGGCGGTTTTATAAAATTCGTTGGTTCAAATAGCATAAGCGACGTTAAAAGCACGTCGGCGAAACGGTTAATCATCGAGGAGCCGGACGACTGCAATCTCAATCTCCGCGGCCAGGGCGACGCAATCAAATTACTCGAGGAAAGGGGCAAGCAATATCGCGACGTTAAAATTCTAATCGGAGGCACCCCGTCGATAGAGGGCGTGTCCTCGATAGACGAGGAAATGCTTGCATCGGATCAAAACTATTGGCTCGTGCCGTGTCCCGACTGCGGCGTGCATCAGCGGCTCGAGTGGGGGCAGGTTAAATGGCTCGACTCAGCAGAAGAAAATCATCCTGTATTCGGCCAGGCCGCGACCGAAACCGCGGCTTACGTGTGCGCGTCTTGCGGCTCGCTTTGGGATGACGCAAAGAAAAATCTAGCCGTGCAGCGTGGACACGCCGAGCCCTCGGCCCCGTTCCGCGGCGTCCTTGGGCTCAACCTAAACGAGCTCTATAGTCAGGGCCACAATTCGCGGTTGCAGGTCCTGGTCGAGAGCTATTTAACGGCAAAGCACAAAGAGAGCCGGGGCAACATTGGCGAGCTCATAACGTTTTGGAATGCGACGCTCGGGCAATCCTGGCGGTATCAATCCGATATCCCCCTGGGCGACGAGCTCGCCGAGCGCGGCGAGGACTACGCCGAGGGCACCGTCCCGCATCCCGCCCTTATTCTAACGGCCGGCGTCGACGTGCAGCACGACCGGCTGCACGGGCAAATCTGGGCTTGGGGCCCAGGAGAGGAAACTTGGCTCGTGAGTCGTTTCATCATTTATGGGAATACGCTGGTTCCCGAGCGCGGCGCCTGGTTAGACCTGGATCCGCTACTCACGCGCGCCTATCCGCACGAGAGCGGCGCGCGCTTGCACGTTGCCGCGGTGTCGGTGGACTCTGGCGACGGCGTTACGGTCGAGGCCGTTTATGCGTATGTCCGTCGGCGCAACGCGCGCCGCGTAATGGCGACAAAGGGCGTTGCAACGCCAGGGCGTGAGATATTCTCGCAGCCAAAACAATCAGTAGACCTGAACATGCGCGCGAAGGCGTCGCGGTACGGGCTCAAGCCCTGGATTGTGGGTACTGAGCGCGCAAAGGATATTCTGTTGGGGGCCGACGGCGGCGGCCGCATCAAGCTGACGGGGCGCGGGCCCGGCCGGCTGCATTGGCCGAAAAATATGAGCTTAGATTTTTTTGAACAACTTACCTCCGAAATAAAGGCGCCGGCAAAAAACAGCAACAAACGAATATGGCAAAAAAAGGCGGGCGTTGCGAACGAGGATTTGGATTGTTTAGTCCTCGCGTTACACGCCTCGCGGCATCCTCGGCTAAAAGTGCATTTGCTCGGCGAAGCCGAATGGGCAAACCTGCGCCAGCGATTGTTGCAGGGCAAGCTCGAGCTCGACGGGGCGCCGGACGACCCGCCGACGCCGGCCCCGCAACCGGCGCAGCAGGAGCGGCTCCGGCCTAGCGCCGGGCCCTTTAGTCGACGGGGGAGTTTCATTAAAACGTGGTAATAGCAACAAACAGGAGAAATATTTTATGAGACTCAAGCGTGTTTTCGACAGGTCCGGCGCGGTTCCGAAATTTGTCGGAGTCAATGTGCTAACGGCCGGCCCGCGGCAAAACTTCTCGGAGCGTGTTTTTAATCGCGGCATCGCCGAGGGCTGGCTTGCGGTGTCAAAGGGCCGAATTACGGTTACGGCCAAAAACGGCGACGTCGTTTATAGGGTGGTCCGCGGGCCCGGGTATTATTGCTGCCACGATGGGGCGCCCATGTCAGACGGCAAGGCCGCCCAAAAGTACATCGCCGAAAAATTCAACGGTGTTCGGTCGCCGGACCCTAGCAATCCGTCGGGTTACGAGCGCCTCAATTGGTTTGAATGTGTAAAAGAGTGACGGGAGCCGCGGCTCCCGCCTTTCCGTATCGCGTCGTTTTTATTCTCTGAGGGGCAACAACCATGGCAGATCAGGTTTTTAATGTTGCGTTGGGCCGAGTCGCCGAGCTATATAACCGCGTAGACATAAACGATCCGGCAAATTCCGCATTGATTGTCGCCGTTTTAGCGACGGCCGGCATTGAGTCGGACGCCGTCCTAAAAGACAAGGACGACCTGGCCGCGGTGGTCGCCGGCACGACTAACGAGGTCACGAATACCGGCTACGCGCGCAAGGTTTTGACTGACGCGGATATTGTCGCGTTCGCGCCCGATGACACAAACGACCGCGTCGACCTCGACATTCCCGACCAAACCTGGACGGGGGTCTCCGCCGGCGACGGGTTTAATGATTTTCTTGTGTGTTACGACGACGACACGGCCGCGGGCACGGACGCCAACATTGTGCCGTTAAAGATGCATGATTTCGTCGTCGTCCCCGACGGTTCCGACATAACGGCGCAGATCGCCGCAGCGGGATTTTACCGGGCATCCTAGAATTTAAGCACTAGGCCGGCCGCCGTGTTAACCGCGCGCGAGATCGCATTGCTCGAGGCGTTGTGTGCGGGGCATACGTTCGAGCAAATCGCGCGCGATTTCCGCCGCATCAAACCGCGGGCGCCGTTTCCGCAGGAGATAACTGTCCGAAGCGTGCGGCGGATATGGCGTGAGTGTGTCGAAAAATTGGGCGCCAGGAGCGGGCAACAAGCAATTTTTCTTTACTCTGAAATAAGGGATAATTTTAATGAGCAGATTATTGGCGGCAATTCTAACGGGGCTCGCGGTTCTGTGGGGCGCAGCCTCGCCGCAGGCGCAGACCGTCAACAATCTAATAGACGTAACGGTTGATTCGCCGTGGTCGACGTTCTCCCCTGATGTGCAGGTGACACTCGCCGCGCAGCCGTTGCGCGCTGATGCCCGGTCGAAAAGTGGGCTGGCGGCGATTGGGCGGCAGCGCGTTGATCTAGGAAACCTGACGATGCAGCAGCCAAGCATTACGGCGCTATTTCCGGGGCAGTCTACCACGGACATGAAGGTCAGTGGTTTGCGCCTATACCATTCGGCGAAGGGCAAATGGTGGACGATACCGGAGCATCCAATTGATGTGGTGTTTTGGAAAGAGGTCGTCGTTCCTGCCGGGAAGCAAATGAAATGCATTTATACCATGCCGGCGTCTACCGCTCTTGTTGCGGACCTTGCGACAACCCTTGTCGCCGATTGGCTCAAGTTGCCGCTAGCATCGCGCGTGTCGTCGACTATGGGCGAAGTGGTTTGTAACCTTGTCTAGGGGTCTTTTGTGGCAATACTAAATTCAAAAACTCTTGCAGATGCACGAAACGCTTGCGAGAAACTCGGAGCCGTTGATTATGACAAGCCGCAGATCAACGCCGCGCTTCAAGCAGTGGAAGATTTGCTGACCTCAAACGCCACAAAAAATCAAATCAGTTCTACAATCAATACGGCCACAGCCCCGAAAACGCTCAGCGCAGCGCAAAAGCGGGAGATTGTCAAAGCTGTGGTCGTAAAACTAGCGGATAGGTGGGTATAGTGGCAACGCATAGAATTCCTATTTTAGGCCCAGCCACGCTTCCCGATGCGTCGGGCGATGTGTTTTTCGAGCCCGCGACGATCAAGGCAACAAATGATTTTTTCAAGGGTCTGGTTCTTGTCTTTAACGATTCCGGAAACGATGACGAGTGTTTCGGGCGATTTCACGTCCCGCAGAATTATGTGGGCAGCGCCAATCTCGTTGTTGTCTGGACGACTACGGCAATTACAGGTGACGTGGAGTGGGGGTTTGCATATCGAGCCGTTGGCGGAAATGACACGGAGAGCCTCGACCAAGCAACGGCTCAAGAATCGCTGTTAAGCGGTAACAACGACACAGCCCCGAGCGCGGTGAACGAGCGAATGGAATACGTAATTTCGCTTACAGACGGCAATTTTGCGGCGGGTGACGATGTGCAATTCATATTTTCTAGAGAGGGTGCGGATGTCGGCGACACGCTAGCCGCAGCAGTTCGAGTGTACGGGCTCTATTTTGAATATTCGGACGCGTAATGGCACTTTCAGGATTTAGCAATTCCGCTCACATCGACCACGGCAGCGGTGGCCGTCTCGATAACATTGACGCCGGGGCGGTCGCGTTTTGGGTCTATCCGACCGACAATACGGCGCGACAGGTCATTCAAACGAAAAGGTCCGATGCGTTGGGGCTCAATGCTCAATCGACCCCGAAAAATTTGCAGTTGCAAAAAAGTCGGAACAGCGGGACGGCCTTCCTCAACGTTATTGCAGACCTTGCGAATTTTGCTCACTATGGGATCAATAAGTGGGTATTTGTTATTGCAACATGGGATATCAACGACGTAAATAATTGCACAATTCACGTAGGGGATTTATCAAACCTTGCGGCGGAGCCGAGCAGTTACAGCACGCAGACCGCTGGCTCTGGAACTCCCGATGATAACTCGGCGAATAATTTTATAGTCGGGAGGCATTATACCGCTGGCAATCGGTTTTTTGTTGGTCGGGTGGCGAAGGGCTGGCACTTTGATAAGGTTCTCTCCGCTGGTGAGAGAGCAAACCTGCAGTGGGCAGGAAAGATTTCTGATTTTGCTTCATGCATTTTTTACACCGAATACGGTTTCCAAGGCGCGGCCGATTCCCCCGATTGGACGGGGAACGGATTCACCGGAACACAGGTTGGCACGCTCACGGTGGCGGACCATGTTCCGCTCGGGCCGACATTCGGGATAGATATAGAT